TCGATGAGGGCCACCAGGGCATTGCGGAAGGTGTCAGACCATTGTTCCATGCTGGGCCTCAGGAATCAGGGAATGCCTCGGTGGGCACGGCGAAGGCGCGGGCCACGCCGGGGGTGATGCGCCAGTCGTCGATGCGCAGGTCGCCACCGGAGACGGTGGTCGACGTGTTCAGGATCGGGTACGGCGTGCCGGTCCAGGCACTGAGGGCGCCTGTGGTCTGCACGGTGGTGCCGTCTACCTTGGTGACGGCGACGTTGTCGGTTCCGACCACCGTCTGCAGGAAGTGCCAGTCGCCGGTGCTGGCGGTGAAGTTGGTGGAAGTGCCACCCGCAGTGATCTGCCAGCCATCGGCCGACGTCGTGGCCTGCAGCCGCCACAAGACCGTGCCGTTGAACAGCCGCGCCACCGCGCCGGCCGTCGTCGAGCCGGTCTTCTTGAACCACAGCTCGACGGTGTAGGCGACTCCACCCGCCCGCGCAAAGCGCGCGGCGCCCGGCGTCCAGCTGGCGCCCGTGGCGCCGCTGCTGGTGCCTGACGGGTAGGCCAGGCAGGAACCGCCCCAGACGCTGTCGGACGTCTCGATGAGGATGGGCGAGGAGCTGGTCTTGCTGTCGGCGTAGCTGCTGCTGTCGGTGATGGTTGTCGAACCATCGCTGCCGCCGAAGTGAAGCAGCAGCGCGACGCTGGCGAAGTCCGGGTCGCCGGCGGGCTCGGCAATCTCGCCGGTGAAGACGCCGGTGAACTCGTCCAGCAGCGCCGCGGCCTGGCCGGCCGTTGCGATGGCGCCCGAGAAGATGCCCTCGAACGGGGCGACGGTGTCGCGCTGCGCGGCCAGCGTGGGGAAGCTGTTGGGCGGGTAGGGCCCGCCGTTGCTGCCGCCGGGGTCGCCGCTGCCGGCGGGGTAGCTGCCGCCGCCGAGTTGCCACACGCCGTAGCCACTGTTGGCACCCCACAGGCCGAAGCGCAGGCGGCGCACCTCGCGCGCTCCGGTGAGCTGCTTGACGCTGATGATGCGCATGGCCTCGCCGGCATCGAAGCCGAAGCGCGGCACCTGCAGCGTCACCTTGGTGAGCAGATCCAGCGCGCGGGTGGTGGCGCTCCAGTCGGTGCAGGTGCAGTAGACGAACTCGCGCTGCGTGCCGTACAGGCGCCCGAAGGCGTCGATGAAGGCCTGCTGGCTCTCGGTGGTGGGGAAGTCGTGCCCGTCGATGGTGAGGGTGACGCTGCGCGCCTCGGGGAACCGGTCTTTCACGGCCTGGCAGCTGCCGGTGAAGGTGACGAGGTACTCCTGGCGGCTGAGGATGTCTTTGAGTTCGGCGCTGGCATCGGTGCCGGTGGCGCAGGGAAAGGCGCGGCCGGCGCGGACGGTGACCTGCCACACGGGCTGCTCCATGCCGGGGATGGGCACGCGGGCGAAGCTTTCGAGCTCGCAGTTGGCCTCGGTGAAGGTGTAGGCGGATTCGTCGGTGCCGTCTTCCGGCGCGAGCAGGCGGGCGCAGTAGAAGGCGTCGTCCTTGTTCCAGCCGTAGGTGCCGAGCAGGGCCTGGGCGCGGTCGTTCATCACCTCGGCGTAGGTCTGCGCGCCTTCGACGAGGCGGTTGCCGAGGTCGAAGTCTTCGACCTGGCCGGCCAGGCTGGCCAGCGCGGCGGGCTCCACGTCGCGCATGCCGACGCGGTTGCACAGGTCGGTAAAGCGCCAGGGGCGCGGGGCTTCGCTCACGCGGTTCTGCAGCAGGCCGCTGGCGCCGAAGCGCAGGTCGTTGATGGGCACGCCACCCAGGCGCAGCCAGCCGCCGCCCTTGGTGTAGCTCTGCACGGCGGCCAGGTCGACGAACTCGGCGCCGCTGATGCTGTTGCCCACGTAGCCCCAGTACATGCGGTACTGGCCGGGGCTGGGCTCGTCGGCCAGCAGCTCGCTGGAGGTGTTGTAGAGCGGACCGCGCTCGATGGGGACGCCGCCCTCGAAGGCGTGGCCGAATTCGCTGTTGCCGCTGATGGTGGCGATGTCGGTGGCGTTGGCCTGCACGCCGTAGATCTGTTTGTCCGGGTCCAGCAGGATCATTGGCACCAGGCCGGGCCGGCCGAACACGAGCTGTTTGCCGTTGGCCGCGGCGACCACGCCCTCCAGGCCGCCGGTGCCCTTGTACATGGCGGTGACGATGGCGGTGTCCAGCCGCTTGGAGCGGTCTGCCAGGTTGAGCACGACGTTCGACCAGTCGGCCGGGCTGCTCTGTACGTAGAGGACCCACAGCGTTTCATACTCGGCCGGGTAGGCTGCGCCGCGGGTGCCCAGGCGCGCGGTGGCGCGGCCGCTGCCCACGGCGCGGGAGAACACGTCGAGCACGCCGCCCTGGTTGGTGAGGGTGACGCGGCAGTCCGCCGCCCGGGTGAGGCCGAGCACGCGCGCGCCGTTGAAGAGCTCGCGGCTGTACTCGCCGATGCTTTCGATGACGGCCAGGACCACCGCGTTGGGCGGGGTGTCGGTGGGCTTGGTGCGGAAGCCTTCGGTGCCGACCAGGTAGGTGACTTCGTCGCCGTCGTCGTTGAGGACGGTGACTTCGATGACGATGTGCTCTGCCGCTGGGATAGCCATGGTCAGGCCCCCATCGCTTCGGCTTCGGCGCCGGAGAGGGCGCCGCCTTCGGCAGCGTCTGCGGTGCGCTCGACGCCGTCGATGATGCGGGTGAGACCCTCACCCAGCTGCATGATCTGGCGCTCTTGGTTGGTGACCATGAGCACCATCTGGTCGAGCGCGGAGCGCTGCACGGCGAGCTGCTCGCGCACGCTGGCGTCGAGCGTCTGCACCTCGGCGCCGAAGGCGGTGCGCAACGATTCCAGCGCGGTGATCTGCGCCAGGCTGTTGTCGGCCACGCTGGTGAGCGCGTTGAGCTGGGCCTGGGCCTCGGTGATCTGCGCGTCGGCCCCGGCGGCGCTGCTGCCGAAGGCGAGCAGCTTGGCCTGGGTTTCGTCGAAGAGCTGCGAGTACTGCGCCGTGGCGCCGCCGAAGCGCTGCTGGCCGAGCTGCAGCAGGGCCTGCGCGGCGCCCTGCACGTCGCCGCCGGTGGCGATGGCCTTGTCGAGAATCTCCTGCTGCGCGGCTTGCCGGCCGGCGGCGCTGAGGTTGCTGAGCGAGCCGGCGCGCAGGCTGAGCACGAAGTCGCCCATCTGGCTGGCCACGTCGCGCAGGCGCTCGGCGGCGCTGATCTGTTCCTTGAGCGCGGTGATCTGGCTGGCGTTGGCCTGCTGCTGCAGTTCGCCCTCGAGCTTGATGCGCTGGAGCGTGGTGTCGGTGATGGCCTGGGCCACCGCAGGGTTCTTGGTGCTGGCGAAGTCTTTCCACAGCGCGGCCTCGCGCTGGCGCAGGTAGCCGAGCGCGGCGGCGTCGCCGGTGCCGCTGCGCAGGCTGACGAGCTGGCTGTCGATGCCGCCGACCACGCCCTTGAGCGCATCGCGCTGGCTGATGGTGTTGCGCAGCTGGTCCAGCGCGCTGACGGCCTTGGTACCTTCGATCTCGGCCAGCGCGTCGCGCAAGGCTTCCATCTCGGTGCGGCTCTTGCGCCAGGCGGTGACGAGGTTGTCGGCCGCGGGGGTGAGCTCGCGGTAGGCGCCGAGCAGTTCGTCCGCGGTGAGGTTCAGGCCCTGCAGGAACTCGTTGACCTTCACGTCGCGCAGCGCGGCGGCCAGGTCTTGCAGGGCACCTGCAGCCTCCACGACGGCGATCTTGGCCTCCTGGCTGTTGCTGGTGGCGGCGACGAAGGACTTTGCGAAGTCGAAGATCTGGTCCTTGCTGTAGCCCAGCAGCTGCTCGGGGCTGAAGTTCAGGCCCACCGCGGCCAGGTTGCCGCTGATGGCGCCGGCCTTGCGCTCCAGGCTCTGGCGCGGGGTGAGGAACTTGTCGACGTTGGCGTCGATGGCGCTGGCGAGCTGGCTGTCCAGCGCCTGCGCGGCCTGGGCGGCCTGGTCCTTGAGGTCGGCCAGGGCGCCGGCGGCCTGCACGACGGCGAGCTTGGCGGCGTCGGTGTTGTCGGCGCTGGCGACGAAGGCGCTGGCCAGATCGAAGATCTCGGCCTTGTTCAGGCCGATGAGCTTGCCGATGTCGACCTCGACCCCGGCCTGGCTGAGCGAGCCGGCGATGCTGGAGTACTCCCGAGCAGTGCGCTGGGTGTCGCTCAGGAATTTGCCGATGTTCTGGTCGATGGCGCCGGCCAGCTGCTCCCGGGCGGCCGCATTGATGGCCTGCGCAGAGGCCTCGGCCGCGGGGGTGAGCTCGGCGAAGGCGCCGCTGACCTTGAGCAGCGCGGCGAAGGAGTTGCGCCCGCTCTCGGTGGTGAGGTCCTGCGCTTCCACCAGCTTGCGGAACTCTTCACGCGTGGCGGGCAGCGAGAGGCCCACCTGGCCGAGCACGCTGGTGATGCCTTCGGTGGCCTTGGCGGCGCGCTCGGCGTCGCTGTAGTAGGCCTGGAAGTAGGCGCTGCTGGTCTGGCTGAGGCCCTCCAGCCCGCCGAGCTGGGCGGCCAGCTGGCTGGCGGCATCGGCCCCGGCCAGGCCGACGTCGAAGACCTTGAGGCCCAGCTGCTCCAGCAGCGGGTTGACGCCGCTGATGGCGCCGGCCAGGCGGGCCAGGGTCTGCCCGGCCTTCTCGCCCGTGGCCTGGAAGGGGCCGAGCTCGCCGGCGAAGGTGCCCGCCAGCGCATCGCCGAAGCCGGCCAGCGCCTCCTGCAGTTTGGCCTGCACCTGCTCGGGGCTCAGGTCCTTGGTGCTGAACTTGATGCTCTGCGTGAAGCTGGCGATCTGCTCGGCCGGCAGGTTGAGCGCGCCGGCGTAGTCGGCCACGGTCTTCTTGATGGCCTGCACGCTGGCGGCCAGGGGGTCGGAGACGGTGGCGTCCAGCGCCTTGGTCTCGGTCTTGTTGCTGCGGAACAGGCCGCCCTTGAAGAACTGCTCGGTGGCGCCGGTGAAGCCGGCCTCGCCGCCGAGGGTGCCGGTGATGGACGTGTCTTTGAGCTTGCGGCCGAAGAGTGCGTCCTTGGCAGAGAAGAGGGCCAGGGCGCCGGCCAGGTAGGGCACGGCGCTGGCGAAGGAGGCGCCGGCGCCGAGGATGCCGCTGGCGCCCGCAGTGGTGGGCCCGGCCAGGCCGGCGGCCAGGGTGCTGCCTTGCATGCCGGTGGCGAAGGTGGAGAGCGCCGACGAACCGAGCAGCGATCCCGCGCCGCTGACGAGGCTGGCGATGCTCGACGTGAGCCCGCCGGTGATGCTGCTAATGAGGCTGTTGGACGAGCCGAGCAGGCTTCCGATGCCACCGGCGCCGCCGCCATTGCTGGCGAACGCATTGGCCGCGGTGGACAGCCCGCCGGTGATGGGCGCGATGACGCCCTGGATGATCGGGCGCAGCACCGTGCTGCGGAATAGGCCTTTCAGGTATTCCCAGGCCGATTTTCCGCCCTGCATCAGCGCATCGGTGAGGCTCTGGCCGATCTGGTCGTTGATCTTGGTCCACTCGTCGAGCGTGACCTGCGTCACTGCGTTCAACGAGGCCTTGGCTGCGGCGGCCTGGGCTCGCGCCACTTCGGAGGCGCGCTCCTCGGGGCCAAACCCGATGTTGGAGTTGATGCTCTCGATTTGCCTGCGCAGGTCGAGCTCGATGCGGTACTGCGCCAGGGCGATGGACCTGTCGCGCTGCGACTTCGACGCCAGGGACTGCTCGAGCTCGGTGGCGGCCACGGCGTCGTCAATGCCGCGGACGTATTCGTAGACGGCCAGGGCGCCCTGCTTGCGGGCGTCTGCCTCGCGCACCACCATGGCCGTGCGGGCGGCGGCGTCTTCGTCGCGCTGCGCCTGGTAGACCGCCTCGGCGGCCTTCTCCTGCTTGTAAAGCAGCTGCAGAACGTCGTTCTCCGCACGCTTGCGGATGCCGGCCTGCTCTGCGGCCACCGCACCGAGACGGCCGGCGATGGCGATGCGCTCCTTCTCGGCGCCCTTGGTGGCGTTGGCGGCCGCGAGCTCGCCGCGCAGGATCTCGGCGCGGTTGTCTGCGGCGCGCAGCTCGAGCTGCATGCGGCCCTCGATGAGCTCGCGCTGCGTGATGAGGCCACGTTCGGCCGCCGACTGCAGGTCGCTCTGGGCCTGCTTGGACAGTTCGCTGATGACGCCCTGCGCGGCCTTGAAAGCCTCAATCTGCCGATCGAATGCAGCCTTTTCGACGCCCTTGGGCGAGCCGTTTTCGCGGATGCTTCGCTCGACCTTGGCGATCTCTGCCGCGCTGATGGCGGGCAGGCCTGCCGCGGCTCTGCCTGCCTGCTGGTCTGCAAGGTTTTTGCGGTAGTCCGCCAGCGCCCTGTTGATCTTGTCGGTGCCCGTGAGGGCCATCTCGGTGTACTTCTTGTTTGCCTCGGTGGCAGCGATGTAGGCCTTCGTGATGTCGGCCTGCGTCTTCTGAACTTCCGCGCTCTTGCGCGACAGGCGGTCGAGCTCCTGCACCTCTGCCTGGCGCTGCAATGCCGCCTCTTGGCGGCCGGTGTTGTCGGTGAGGCCGGTGCGTTCGGTTCCGCGGCGCACGGTGCCGGCGCGCTCTACCGCGGCGCGCGCTTCGTCGAGTTGCTCGCCGATCGTCTTGGGGCGGCCGATGCCGAGCATCGTGTCCCAGGCCTTGGAGGCTTCCTGCTTGATCCCGCGCCACGCCTTCTCGATGGACCCGAGGTTGTCCTCGATCTCCTTCGTCCTGGAGATGGCCGAGGTCGCATAGGCTTCCTGCGCAACCGCCGCGGCGGCCGCCGTCTTGCCCTGCTGCTCCAGCGCCCGGATCTGCTCCAGAACGCTGATGGTGAGGTAGTTGGTGCTCTCGTTGAGCTTGATGCTGGCCTGCAGCGGTTCTTTGCCGAGTTCGCTGAAGATCTTGACCGTTTCGCCGACGCCCTGCCCTGCATCGCGCTGCAGGCGGATGGCTGCCTCGGCCGCGAGGCCGAGCTGCGCGCCGGCGACCTTGCCGCTGGCGGCCAGCTGCGCCAGCGCATCGGCCGCCTGGCCCTGGGTGCCGACGACGCCGCCGACGCTCTGCGCCAGGCCGGCGAGCTGGTCGCGCGTCTGGCCGGCGGCGTTGCCGCTGAGGATCAGCGCGGAGTTGAAGGCCTTGGACTCTTCGCCCCCCTGGTTGTACGCCAGGGCCAGCACGCCGGCCGCGCCGGCCAGGCCGCCCAGCGCCACACGCGCGGGCGTGAGCAGTGAGCCCAGCGCCTTGGCGGCGTTGCCGATACCGCCGAAGCTGTCTTTGATCTGGCCGCCCTGCTGCAGCAGCACCAGGAATGGCGATTGCCCGCCGGCGAGCTGGGTGGCGATGTCGGTGAACTGCGCGGGCAGGGTGCGCAGCGCCGCACTGGCCTGCCCTGCGCTGATGCTCAGCCCCAGCGTGGACTTGTTGCTCTTCTCGATGGCGGCGATGTACTGCTCGGCATCCTTGGAGACGCCAAGCTGTGCGGCGCGGTAGCGCAGGATCTCGGCTTGGCTCTTGCCCTGCACGGCGACCTGGTCCTGCAGGTTGCGCACGAAAGACGCCTGCGCGCTCTCTGCCGCCTTCTTGGCACTGGCAGCCTCACGCAGCGCAGCAGCTTCCTCGCGGGCTGCGATGGCAGCGGCTTCTTGTGCTGCGCGCTGGTTCTGCAGCTGCAGGATCAGCGGCGCCGCGGCGGCACCGACTCCGAGCTGCGCGGCGCGGTAGCGCTCCACCTCGCTGGCGGTCTTGCCGAACAGTGCGATCTGATCGCGCAGGCCAGAGACGAAGGCGTCCTGCGCTGAGCGGCTGGCGGTGAATGTGCCGGACAGCTTGTCCAGCGCGGCAGCAGCGGCGGGGCCGCGCAGCCCCAGCTGATCGACAGCCTCGCCAACCTGGCTGATGCTGGTGGCCGACTGCGCAGCCCCCTCGACACGCAGCTTGAAGACGAGTTCGTTGCTCACGCGCGGGCCTCGGCGTCAGCCTGCAGAAGGCGGCAGATTCGACCGGGCCTTGTCGCGGCGGGCCCATTCTGCAAGGGCTGCACGCTCCATGATGCGCAGCTCTTCGAAGCGGGCCGCACGATCGGCGCGCGGCACGCCGTGCAGGCGCATGGCAGCTTCGACGCCGGCGTAGTTGAGGCCCGTGGCGCCGCCCATGCCGGAGTACACCCACTGGGTGCCGATGACGCCCCACAGGTCGAGCGCGGGCACGTGCTCGGGCCAGAGGTGGAACTCTGGGGCGCGCACTGCGCCGCGGGCAGCTGCACTGGCAGCGACTGCGGAAAAGCCCTGCACTGGGCGCTGGCCCTTGGCGCGCGGGGCTGCGGGCTGCGGCTGCTGGTCGGGTGGCGGCTCATCATCGGCGCTCGTGGTGACGATCTGGCCGGTGACCAGCAGCTCGGCCAGCCGCGTCAGTTTCCCAGCTTGCCCTTGGCGCTGTTGGCGTCTGCCACAGCGGCGAATACGTGCTGGAGCATGCCGTCCAGCGTGAGCAGGTGCGCAAAGGCCTCGGCGCCCGCCGGGGCGGGGTTTCCGACTTCGTCCACCAGGATGGGCTCGCCCACCCATTCGACCATCTGCAACCCGAGCGCGGGGCTGGCGAGGAAGCCGCGCAGCAGGTCGCCCAGCGTCTCGCTGCTCTCCTGCATGCTGCGGCGGAAGGCCTCCACGTCGGTGCGCTGGCAGCGCATCTTGAAGGCGAAGGTGCGGTCCTTGGCGCCGTCTTTGACGCTGAAACGGACCGGGAACTCCACCAGGTTGGAGATGACGAGCTTGTAGGCCATGCGGGCTGCTGCGCTCAGGCGGTGAAGAAGGTGAACAGGCCGTCGATGCTGATGTTGACGGTGCGGCGCATGACGCTGCCGGTGTCGAAGGTTGGGATCGGCGCCATCGACACGGTGCCGTAGCAGTAGGCGTAGGCCGAGCCGGGCAGCGTGAACTTGAAGGCGCGCTTGTCGAGGCTTCGGCTGGCGGTGGCCAGGGCGACCTGGTCGGCCAGCGCGGGGTCGAAGCCCAGCTCGAACTGCAGGCTGCTCGGGTTGAAGCCCACCGGGATCAGGATGTCCGTGCGGCGGTTGGGCGGGCTGACGGTGATGTTCTTGGGGTCGCCGCCGCTGGCGGTGACGCCGAGCACCTGGCCCAGCTCTGTCCAGCCGCTGACCTTGGTGGCCGTGCCTGCGCCGCTGCCGGCGGGGTACCAGTCGGTATCGGTCGCGTCGAAGCCGGTGCACTCGAAGGTGTCGGTCGTCAGCTGGTTCACGCGGAACATGCTGTAGGCCAGGTCTTCCCAGCCCGAGGTGGCGATGAGCACCTCGTCGAGGTCGCTGTAGCCGTGGGCGGTGGAGGTGCAGACCGGCGGCGCGGCGTTGGTGACGGCGCTGATGGTCTTGGCCGATGCGAAGCCGCTCGACACGAAGAATTTGCTGCCGGTGACGGGGTAGTAGGACATGCGGGGCTCCTTGCAGGACCTTTGTGGGTGTTCAGGTGGTGGCGGCCGACAGCGCGGCGCCGGTGGTGTAGAGGCGCACGCGCAGGGAGAGCACGGCGCCGCCGATGTTCTGTTCGGCCATCTCGGTGTCCCACTCGACGCGGGGCAGCAGGGCGAGCTGCGTGGCGCCGGGCACGGTGTCCACCGTGATGGACTTGAGGCGGGAATAGACCTCGGCGAGCACGGGGTCGACGGCGGCCTCGGCGTCTTGCGTGCCGGTGGCCTTGGCGTAGCAGCCGACGATGACGATGAGGTCCCACTCGGTGGCCAGGCCGGCCAGGTCGAGCGGCTTGCCGTCCGACAGGCGCGCGTTGACGTAGACGGCGCTCGCCTTGTCGATGGCCAGGGGCGTGGCCTTGCCGCGCAGCACGCGGCCGCCGGCCACCGCAGGCGCGACGAGCAGGGCGTCGCGGATGGCGTCGGTGGCGGTGAGGAACGGCGTGCTCATGCGGCCGCCGTGACGCGCTGCAGGCGCAGGGTGATGACGCCGGCGCCGTCAGGCTCCACCGAGGTGACGGTGTAGCGGTTGCCGGCGTGCGGGCCGTCCACGATGCGCAGGCTGCTGCCCTGCTTGGCGCGGGTGAAGTCCACGCCGTTGAACTCGAAGCTGGGCTCGGCCGTGCCGACCACGCCACCGAGTGCGCCCAAGTACCCGTTGCGGAAGGCGCCGCTGACGAGCACGTTGTCCACCGTGGCCGTGCAGTCCGCCACGTGGCGGAAGATGGCAGCGTTGGCGCGTGCGATGGCAGCGGCGAAGGTCATGGCGGGCAGCCTGGTGCGGCGCGGTGGTGGATCAGGTGCCGGCCAGGCTGTTGACGCCCAGGCGCATCTTCACGGTGCTGGACGGGTTGGCCGCCGCCTCGACGGCGATGCCGACAGCGCGCTGGCCGCTGGTGGTCTTGTTGACCACCTTGTTGGTGCTGTCCCAGTAGAGGACGTCGCCCACCGCGATGGCCAGCGCGCTGGTCTTGCCGATGGTGACGATGCCGCTGGTGACGAAGGCGCTGGCGGTGCCGCTGACAGCATCCACAGCCGCCACGCCGAACAGCGCGGTGCCGAAGAGGAAGCCGACGCCGGTGGCGACCGTGGTGCCCGGGTCCAGGCTGAGGACGTCGCCTTCTTGAACGTAGGTGATCATTTGTGATGGCTCCAGGTGGGTGCGGGTCGATCAGTCAGGCAGATCAGGCGCCGACGTTCTTGTAGAGGCCGCGGAAGTCGATGGCCTTGGCGGCGAAGTCTTCGCGGCACTTGTAGGAGATGCCGTCGACCTCGAAACCGACTTCGCTTTCGATGACAGGGCCCTCGGCACCGTCGAGGAAGCAGTACTCGACCGTGTCGATGGCGCCGTTGTTGGCGGCCAGATACCAGGCCGTCGTCGAGCTGGC